AAAATACTGAAGTAATTCTCGAAAGTACTGCGAATGGAGCTGGCGGCTGGTTCTATGATCAGGTAATGAAATCGCTACGCGGCGAGTCCGAGTGGGTCACCTGTTTTATTCCGTGGTATTGGATGCAGGAGTACAGAAAAAAAGTTTCGCCTTACTTTGTGGCGACACCCGAAGAGTATGCGCTTGCCCAGAAATATAATTTAGATGACGAGCAGCTTTCGTTTAGACGCGCCAAGCTTGATGAGTTAGGCGGCACCGATCTTTTTAGGCAGGAGTACCCTAGCACCCCGCTCGAAGCATTTTTGACATCCGGTCGGTGCTTCGTTGAAGAGACTGCGATATCTAAGTGTGAGGTTAATTGCTATACCGCAGACTTTTACGGGGACATCATCGGCGGCGATCTGATACCGCGAGAGCATGGCAACTATCAAGAATGGTATCCGCCAGCGCGAGAAGAGAGTTACGTTATCGGCGTGGACGTTGCGGAAGGTCTTGCTTATGGCGACTATAGTTGCGCTCAAGTATTAGATTCGATGGGCAATCAGGTTGCATGTTGGCACGGGCATATGGACCCTTTCGATTACGGCGCACTAGTCGCGATGCTAGGCAAGCGATATAACAATGCTTATATAGTAGTAGAAAGAAATAACCATGGTCTGGGTACGCTCCGAAAAATTCAGGATTTGGGATACTCAAATCTATTTGTAGAAAGTTCGGTTGATGGAGCCTACGGAGATCGGATGACAAAGCGCGGTGGCTTCTTAACCACCAGCAAAACGAAACCGCTCATCATTGACAACCTCGCTACGCTGTTGCGACAGGGTGAAAGTGGTATAGCCGACATCGATTTATTAAGTGAGTTGCGAACTTACGTTATAGATGAGAAAGGTAGTTACAATTCTCAGAGCGGATGTTATGATGATAGGGTGATGGCTTATGCTATTGCCCTGCATGGACTAGCTTCTATGCCTCGACCGAGGCACCGGATAATACAGAAACGATTTAAATCGCTAGATCCTGTTACGGGCTATTAATCCATGCATGACGAGTTCGATGACGACGAGGTAGTTCAGGAAGAAGAATCAGATGGTACGCAGGCGCAAAGCATGCAGAGCCTGGGTTCTCGCCTTGCCGGTACATTTCAAGAATATAAAGACGCTCGCAAAGAGACAGAAAACGAGTGGCTAAAAGACTTGCGTCAGTATCAGGGTATCTATGAGCCTGATGTACTCGCACGTTTAAACGCTACGTCTGGATCGCGATCAAAAGTATTCGTCGGGCTAACAAGAACAAAAGTAATGGCTGCTTACAGCCGAATCATTGACCTGTTGTTTCAGCACGGCGATATTTTCTTCTCAGTAAATCCTACTCCTGTCCCCCAGATTGATCCCTTGAAGGCGATGCAAATGCGCCAGATGGCTATGGAGCAGATCATGCAAGCTAGCGGTCAAGATCCTATGATGAATCAGGATTTGATAGCGGCACGAATGGAGGAGCTAGAAGAAGAGTTCCTTGAGTTAGAAAAAGAAATATCTAAGAAAGCCGCAGAATCGATGACCATTGATATTGAAGATCAGTTGGTCGAGACCAATGCGGAGATGAAGTTAAAAGAAAGCATGCTTGAAGCGTGTATCTTCGGTTCAGGTGCCGTTAAGTCAGGCACTGTTCGCATAGATAAAAAACAGTCTTACTCGAAGATGCTCGATCCCGAAACCGGTGAGCAAGCTTATTCCTTAAGCATTGTTGAGACGGTCGCTCCTGAGGTTGAGAGCGTAAGTATCTTCGACCTATACCCAGATCCATACTGCACTACGCTAGAAGACTGTGACGGATTGTTCCGTCGTCATGTCCTGACCCGTAGACAGATGCGAGACCTAGTCGATCTTCCGCAGTTTGACGGAGAGATGGTTAAGTACCTCCTTAAGATTCATCGCAGCGGCAATCACACTGAAGAGAATCACGAAACTACCCGCAGAAGAATTGCTGGTATTAACGAGAACTCGGATTCCAATCGCTTCGTTGTTATGGAGTATTGGGGAACTGTCGATGGTTACGAGCTTGAAGATCACGGTATTGAGCTTGAGGAAGGTTCCGACCTTAGTGATGACTACTCTGCTTGCGTATGGATATGTGACGGGAAAGTACTCAAAGTCATGTTAAACCCGATCACCGGTTACAAGATTCCATACCATATCTTCCCGTATGAAAGAGCGCCACATCAGTTCTGGGGTACGGGCGTACCTCGCATGATGCGCGATAGTCAGGGAACTATGAATACCGCAACAAGAATCTGGTTAGACAACATGGCGTTGTCTTCCGGTCCTATGGTTGAGGTAAACACCGACTTGCTAGCAGCAGGAGAAGACCCGACCGACATCCACCCTTGGAGAGTATTTCTCCGAGAAGGTGGAGACGGATCTATGCCTGCTGTCCGATGGTATCAGCCGATAGCTAACGCTAACGGTTTGAATCAGATTGTAGAGATATTCCGTCGATTCGCTGACGAGACGACCAGCTTACCGAGCTACACGCATGGTGAGCAGACGCAAGGTCTCAACAAAACGGCGACTGGTATGTCCATGCTTATGGGTGCAGCAAACATCGCGCTTAAGAGCACGATTAAAAACATTGACGACTTCTTGATTGAGCCAATGATTGCGAGCTTGTTCCACTTCAATATGGAGTTCGGAACTAACGAGAAGTCAAAGGGTGATCTGCGAATTGTTGCGCGAGGCAGTACGTCTCTCGTTCAAAAAGAGATTCAAAGCCAGAGGTTACTTCAGTTCCTGTCCATTGTTGGCGAAGACCAGAGCGGCGTTATTAAGCGCACGCAGTTGCTTCGAGACATTGCTCAAAGCATGGACATAGAACCCGACGATATTATAAAGACTGAGGAGCAAGTAGCTCTTGAACAGCAACAATTACAACAACAACAACAACAATTACTCCAAGCTCAAATGCAACAAGGAGCAGGCGCAGGCGGTCCTCCGCCTCCGAACAATGCCGGAATGGCACCTCCTTTCTGACTTAATTAAAGCCAGATTTGACAGCGCTCAAGCGTTGTTAGAAAGCGCAGACGAGACAAATTTTAGGTTCGAGCAAGGCAGGCTATTAGAGCTTCGCTTCATGCTTGACCTTGAAGACGCGGCAAAAGCCGTTCTAGACAAAGCGCGGACCCCTAAGAGGACACCCGCAATAGACTAACGAACATCCCTGTGTGGGACTCGAAGGAAATTAACAATGTCAAAGAGAAATGACCCAGCGCGACTAGAAGCTGAAGCTAAAGAATTGTACGAACAAATGACTAAAGGAAGGACTGAGACCCCAGAGGCGGATCAACCTCTAGAGGATACCTTGGAAGAACCGGAAGCTTTGCAAGTAGAAGCCCCCGAACCCACGGACAGGGCTGAGATGTTAGCAGATGAGGACGCAGAAGAAGAGTCGGTACGCAGCGATGACTCTGATCTGAAGACTGCTTTGGAAAAAGCAGAGAAAGCTATGAAAGGCGCACAGGCGAGAATGACCAAGGCGACTCAAGAAACGGCTGACTTGAAGCGGCAAAATGCCGACCTGATCAGAAGTGTCACTGAGTTGAAAGGTCAACTTGTAGACTCTTCAAAGGATGACAGCAAGCTGGCACAGATAAGGGAAGATTACCCTGATCTAGCTGGACCACTGTTAGACGAGTTGAAGAGAACGCAAGATGAAGTTGGCGCAGCCAAAGATGCTTTAGCGGAGCAAGAACAGAGTAAACATCAACAGATCCAAGAGCAGGCGCAAGCCGAGCACTTTGAGCGAATCCGAGCGGTACACCCTGATGTCGATCAACTTATTGATACGGCAGACTGGTTGAACTGGTTGGAGGAAGCGGATTCTCACACGAAGACCTGGATACAAGAAGGGTCGTCTAATGATGTGAACACTGTACTTTCAAGGTTTAAAGCTGACATGGGACAGCCAGCTCCAACGCTGCAAGAGCAGACTTTAGAGCGAGCAAAATCGGTTGCAGAACCGAAGATGCCAAAAGCTCGAAAGTCTAATTTAAAAGGCGATAAGAAATTCTGGACTGTCGAAGAGATCATGAAGATGCCAAACGAAACGTTTGAAAAGCATCAGTCTGAAATACTCAAAGCGATGGAAAGGGGATCGATACGCCGCTAATCTCTTGTGAGGTAATGCAATGTCTTTTTCACAATTTTCTACGGGTGCTACATCGGAAGTAAACTTTATCCCAGAGGTGTTCTCAAAACTCCTTCAGGCAAAGTTTTACAAAAAATCAATTTTACCCGCGATTTCAAACACCGATTATGAAGGTGAAATCTCCGGTCAAGGCGACAAAGTTGTTATTCGTACAGTTCCGCATGTAACTATTAATGACTATGCCGGTTCAATCACGACTCAAGAGCTGACTACTTCTAAAGTAGAAATGCTCATTGATAAGTCTAAGTACTACAGCTTTAAATTAGATGATGTACTAGCAGCTCAGTCTGACATCAATCTGGTCGAAGATGCATCTACCGATGCGGCTGAAAGCATGCGTATTGCTGTTGAGACTGATGTTCTTGCATCAGCTATTACTGGCGCTACGACTATTGGTTCTCAAGCCACTATTACAGCGGCTAACATTTTGAGCAACATCTTGGCTCTGTCTAAGACGTTAGATGAGTTGAACATTCCTGAAGAAGGTCGATTCATCGTCCTTTCTCCTGAGTTCATCAGCTTATTGAAAC